TGACACCGCGCAAGAATCTTTTACTGCACGGTACTCACATGAAACTATCGCTTTGGCTTTTTCATTGACTGAAGAAGCTATTGAAGATAATTTGTACGACACCTTGTCATCTCGTTATACGCGAGCACTTGCTCGTTCTATGATGACCACCAAAAACATTAAAGGCGCAAACATATTGAACAATGCGTTTAGCTCCTCTTTTGTTGGTGGCGATGGCAAAGAACTATGTGCGACTGATCACCCGACTGTAGGTAATGAGACCCAACGCAACGAGCTATCGACTGCGTCGGATCTTAATGAAACCTCACTAGAGCAGTCGCTGATTGATATCGCAGCTTTCGAAGATGAGCGTGGTCTAAAGATCAACGCACAAGCGCGTAAGCTGATTATCCCAACCGCATTGCAATTTGTTGCAGATCGTCTACTGGAAACTCCAGGACGAGTCGGTACGGCGGATAATGATATCAACGCACTACGCAACATGGGCATGGTTCCTGAAGGATATACCGTCAATCATTATCTAACAGATACTGATGCGTTTTTCCTGACGACTGACGTACCTAACGGACTGAAGCACTTTGTGCGTTCGCCTGTTGCAACCAGTATGGAAGGCGACTTCGAAACTGGTAATGTTCGCTATAAAGCCAGAGAACGCTATAGCTTTGGCTTTAGTGACTGGCGTGGTATTTTCGGCTCTCCAGGAGCTGCGTAATATCGCAAAGAAAGGGGCACGAGTTGCCCCTTTTCTTTTTCTGCTGTATAAAGCAGCTATCCCTGACAGGTACATCCCGTACCTGACACTAGCCACGACAGGAGATCACAATGGCTAATACTACCTTTAACGGCCCCGTCCGATCAGAGAACGGGTTTAAAGTTGTTTCAAAAAACGCAAGCACTGGTGCGCTTACTGATGTAGTAGATATCGCATCTACCGGTATCGTGACGAATAAATATGTAAAGCACGTTGGTTTTGCTACAGGCGTTACGGTCAATACTACAGCGGGAGACAGCCCGACTATTGGTGAGTTTACCCAGCCTGCAAACACAATTATCACCGATATCAAAATCTTCTGTGACACATCACCCGTTATTGGTACAGGTGACATTGGCTATGAAGTCGGTACTACTAGTTCTGGCGCACAGATCGTTGCAGCTGTAACTGATGAGATTTTGGACGGTGGCACGACTGTTGTAGAACATAACGTAACTACAACAACGCTGGTAACTCAGACTCAAAGCGGTACTACGGCTCCCGCTTCTGTTCAATATACAGATACTGCAAGAACCATTTTCTGTAATATTACGAATACTGTTGACGCGACAACTGCTGGCTCATTTACGTTCATTATTGAGTATGTGCAAATAGCGTAATAGGAGACGGATATGGCTGATGCAGTAACTTCAACAACTATTTCTGATGGTACGCATAAAGTAGTAATACAACTAACGAACTTGAGTGACGGTACTGGTGAAGATGCCGTCAACAAAGTAGATGTTAGTGGGTTAGCTGCTCGGGAAGATGGTACTGCTTGTAGTGGAGTGGTTATCGAAAAGGTAAGCCACTCAATTATTGGTTTTACGCAAGTACAGCTTTTGTTCGACGCAACTACTAATACAATAGCATTAGGACTAGCGCAAGATAGTAATGGCCATATGGATTTTAGCGAGTTCGGTGGTCTTAAAAACACCGCCGGTAGCGGTAAAACTGGTGATATATTACTGACTACAATAGGTGCGTCTTCAAATGATAATTACGTTATTGTTTTAGAACTTATAAAGAACTATGGCTAATGGCTACATCAGGCACTCGTACTTTTAGTTTAAACGCTGCAGATGCGATTGAAGAAGCGTATGAATTAGCAGGTCTAGAATATCGAACAGGGTATGACGGCGTAACTGCGCGTCGTTCTATGAATATTATGTTTGCTGATTGGTCAAACAGAGGCATACAAATATGGGAAGTAGAACAAGTATCTTTAGATTTAGTAGAGGGTCAAACGACTTACGATTTAAATCAATTCGATATTGATATTTTAGACGCTGTAATTCGTCGTACGACAAACAGTATACAAACAGATTTCCAATTAGATCGTATAGATCGTGGGGAATATTTAGATATACCTAATAAGTTGACGAAAGCGCGAGTTACTCAGTATTACCTTGAGCGCACGATTACACCTAAGTTATATGTTTGGCCTGCGCCTGAAAATTCTACAGATAAATTTGTATCGTATCGTTGGAAACGTATCCAAGATATTACAGAGTCTGTAAACGATGTAGATTTACCGAGTAGATTCCTGCCTTGCCTTACTTCTGGGTTAGCTTTTTATTTAGCTATGAAAAAGAATCCAGAAAAAGCAGGGTTATTACAACCTCTTTATGAGCAAAACTTAGTTAACGCTATACGTTATGATGACGATAGTTCATTAAGGTTAGTGCCTAAACGGACTTATTTGTAATGGCTTTCGCAGTGGGTAAATACGCATACGGTGTTTGTGACCGATGTGGTTTCCGTGTTAAATATTTACAAATGCGAATGGAATGGACAGGCTTTAAGGTTTGTCCTGAGTGTTTCGAACCTAAACATCCTCAACTCGATCCTCCGCACCATGTTTCTGATCCCGAAGGTTTGAGACAAGCTAGGCCCGAAGTGCCTTTGCCTCAATCTCAATTAGGATTAGTTCGTACTACTGGCCCTAGTAACACAACTGATTCAGGCCGTAATATAGGCGGACAATCGCTGACAATCGTAGATCCAATAGGCACTGTTTTCGATAGTATAGGCGCTACCGGCAGCGTCGGTACAGTTACGGTGGTGACATCATGAGTTTCACATTATCTACTTTAAAATCCACGGTACAAGATTATTGTGAAACTGCTGAGACTACCTTTGTCTCATCATTAGATACTTTCATAAAAGAGGCAGAGGAAAGAATACTTAAAGCAGTAGAGTTACCTGTGTTCCGTAAAAATGTCACAGGCACTGCTACAGCGAGTAATACTTACCTTAGTACCCCTACGGATTTTTTAGCGGCTTATAGCCTCGCTGTAATCTCTAGTAACGTATATTCGTACCTACTTTATAAACATGTTTCTTTTATAAGAGATTTTACACCTAACGCAGCTACAACAGGTTTGCCAAAATATTATGCGCTGTTCGATGACAATAGTTTTATTTTAGCGCCGACACCTGATCAAACATATTCGTTCGAACTACATTATAAATATCGACCAGCGTCACTTACGACGACAAGCGGGACAGATACAACTTGGTTATCTGATAATGCACCAGACGCATTACTGTACGGTACATTAGTAGAAGCAGCGACATTTTTAAAAATACCAGAAGAAGTCGCAGGTTACGAACAAAGATTCGTACAAGCTATTAATGGACTGAAAAATTTAGGACAAGGCTACGGTTCTAGAGATGAATATCGGTACGATATAGCAAGAGGATAAAGATGACGCTCAAGTTGGAACTAGGACAAGTTTTTGTTACGACTACTGAACAAAAAGGACATTCTGCACACTTTTGGGCACAATCTGCTTCCGATAGAATTGTTAGCGTAGGAAAAAACGCTCACCCTCTTATAGCGCAACAAGCAGAAGCATTTAAAGAATCGGTACAAAAAATTGTTTTATTTAATATCCAAGAAGCTATCAAAAGTGATAGGACAACTCTAATAGCCCAATTAGAATTACAAGGCCAACAAGAAATGGCCGATATACTCAGGAGGATGTAATGGCTATAACCAGCGCAATGTGTACTACATTTAAAAAAGAAATTTTAGAAGCTGTACATAATTTCAAAAATACTGGAGGTAGCACGTTTAATCTTGCTTTATATACAAGTTCTGCTTCTTTAGGAGCTAGTACTACCGCATATACAACGTCTAATGAAGTATCTGGTACAGGGTATACAGCTAAAGGAGCGTCTTTAACTAGAGTTGACCCAAGTAATGACGGAACTACGGCGATTACAGATTTTTCTAATTTGACTTTTAGCTCGAGCAGTATTACAGCAAGAGGCGCGTTAATATTTAACGATAGTGCTTCTGGTGATCCTGCAGTATGTGTATTAGATTTCGGGGCTGATAAAACATCTACAAGCGGGGATTTTACGATTGAATTTCCAGCAGCCGATGCCTCTAATGCAATTATCCGTATTGCATAATATATGGCTAATGTTACTGGCTGGGGCAGAGGCACTTGGGGCGAAAGTCCGTGGGGCCAACCTGACCCTGTCGAAGTTACGGGTGTCTCAGGCACTGGTGCGGTTGGCTCGGTTACAGTTACCGCAGATGCAATTGTCACTGTCACAGGTGTTTCTGGCACAGGGTCAATCGGGTCGGTCACTATCGTCCAAGGAACAGGCGTCGATGTTTCTATTACGGGCGTGGCAGGAACTGGATCTGCGGGAACGCTTTCTGTATCCGGTGATGCGAATGTTAGTGTTACCGGCGTTGCTGGTACTGGAACGCTTGGCACAATTACGGTCGCGACGACAAATATTGTTCCTGTCACTGGCGTCAGTGCTACAGGAGCTGTTGGAGAAGTTACAACAACTGGAACAGCCACAGTCGCTATTACAGGTGTTTCAGCAACAGGCGAAATCGGCGCATTTAATGTTTGGGGATTGGTGGATGATAGTCAAACACCAGACTGGTCGGCTGTTTCGGATAGTCAAAGTATTACTTGGTCGACTGTATCAGATAGTCAAACCCCTGATTGGGAAGAGGTAGCTTAAATGGCAACTTATGTTAATGACCTACGTTTAAAAGAAATCGCCACAGGCGATGAATCAGGAACGTGGGGCACTAGTACAAACACGAACCTTGAGTTGATTGCGGAGGCTTTTTCCTTTGGGACGGAAGCTATTACAACTAATGCTGATACTCATACTACTACCATTGCTGACGGGTCTAGTGATCCAGGCCGCAGTCTCTTCCTCAAATACACTGGCACTCTTGATTCAACTTGCACCGTCACTATAGGGCCAAACACCGTTTCTAAGCTGTGGTTTATTGAGAACGCAACGAGCGGATCGCAGAGTATTATCATCAAGCAAGGTTCTGGTGCCACGATCACCATACTTAACGGTCAGACGAAAGCGATTTACAGTGACGGTGCTGGGTCAGGCGCTGCGATGGTTGATGCGTTTACTGATCTTTCTGTTCCTTCTTTATTTTTGCCGGACAATGGTAAGGCCACCTTCGGTGCTGGCTCTGATCTACAGATTTATCATGATGGGTCTGGCTCTTTTATAGAAGATGTTGGAACGGGATTTTTAAAAATTACCTCTAATGGTAATGGCATTCTTTTGCAAAAAAGCTCAACAGAAACGATGGCACAGTTTTTGACAGACGGTGCAGTCACTCTTTATCACGACAATTCCCTAAAACTATCCACCACCGCCACAGGCATCGACGTAACGGGTAGTGTGACGGCTGATGGTTTGGATATAGAGATTGATGACAACGCAGCATCTCCAGTAACCATGCAGCAGGGCGGCAATAGTTACTTCAAAATTGTCACAACCAACTCATCTGAAAGCGTCCAATTAGGTAATAGCACAACCAACCCAGACATCCTTCTTGGCGGCGGGAATGTCGCTATTGGTAACTCGTCGCCTTCAAGTTTTAATCAAGTAGGCGCTGACACCTTGGTTGTAGGCTCTGGTTCAGGTGAACAAGGCATTACTATTTATAGCGGTACATCAAATAACGGCGTGCGCCTCGACTCAAGCGGGAATGTTGGTATTGGTGTTTCTAGTTTAGTTACTGGTAGCAGTAGACGTATTCTTCAAGTTTCTACTGGTTCTGATGGTGGACAAATTGCTTTTGCAGATAGCACAACAGAAGCCGCTAACCCTAGAATTTTTGCAACTAATAAATCTGATTTGAAGCTGGCTTCTGCCAATACTGGATCTTCAACCATTCAGTTTATAACTGGCACTACTACGCCAGCAGAACGCATGCGCATCGACTCAAGCGGTAATGTCGGTATTGGCACGAGCAGCATAAACGAAGTGTTAGTAAGTTCTGGCACCGTTCGGGCGCTTGGTGCGACGGTGTCAAATGAATCATCTACAACGTTGTCTTACAGTTCTGGAGTTGGCGGTGTAGAAGTAAGAGGCCCAGATACTTCCACCAGAGGAACGCTAAACCTCTACCAAGCAGCGTCTAACGGGTCATTGGGGCAAACCGCACTGCACATCGACGCAAGCGGGAATGTCGGGATTGGTACTAGCAGTCCAACGCAAAAGCTACACGTTGTTGGAGATTACATTAGATTAGTTAATTCAGCAGATACCCAAAATATTCTATTTAAAGCAGATACGGCTCGTGTATCTATTGAAGCGCCAAACGGTACTCTTGCTTTTGATACTGCCTCAACAGAACGCATGCGTATCGACTCAAGCGGTAATGTCGGTATTGGCGTAAGCAGCCCATCACAACCTTTGCATGTAGACGCAACTGGAGGCACTACAGCGGCACTATTTGACAACAATGGTACTAATGGTGATGTTGTTCGTGTTGGTAAGAACGGAAC